TTAATGCTAACTCCGGATATAAAACATAACTATATCGAGAAAGCTAAAACAAAGCCAAATAAAAAGCTTAAAACTGTAGCAACAAAACCTCTTTTATTATACTTTTTTTTCATCATTTTAACATCGCTTTTATGACCCTGCTCTATTAATTTTATTTTTTGAGAAAATAAGTTCTCTATCTCTTTTGTTTTTTTAACTTCAAAACTAAGCTCTTTTTTTATCTCGCTAAAATCAACGCTTAAAATCTCGTAATCGGTTTTCAATATTTCTATATCTACCAATAAAACATCCCTCTCATCATAGGTTTTATAAATTTCATTTATTCCTAGCCTATTAGTCGCGAATAGACTTGTACCTTGTTCTGTTTGAATCTGCTTGAATACGATTTGAGAGAATGTAAAATGCGTCATCGAAATCGCTATCAAAAAAAATAGTAGTTTTTTCATTTATTTTAGTTTTAGAGTCTTTTAAATTTTTCTTTACAACGTTTAAGCTATCTTTTAAAATATAATAGGTTTTATCATACTCATATTTTAAATCCTTTAAACGCTCTATATTATCCCTCAAATCTTTAATCTCCTTAGCGTTTGAGCTTTTTATAACTTCTAATCTAGTAAAATATAAATACACGCTTAAAAGCGTTAAAATAAAGATTATTATTTTAGCCTGTTTTGATAGTTTCATTTTTTGCGCTTGTTAAATCTATTGTTATTGGAGCCGGAACATAAGAACCTCCTACACTTGTTATTGCTGTCGCTATTTTAGTGTTTTCCGTGTTTATATCAGTAGCTAGAGTATTAAGAACGCTATCAAGCTCGTTATATTTTACAGCAAAATTGGAATCTCCGTTTATTTCAATAATTCCATCTTTTTTTAAATACAAATAAGATTTTAAAGATCCGTTTTCATCTAAAGAAAAAAGTCTTGTTTCTCCTGGCTCTGCTATTTGGTTTTTATTTATATATCCTATAATAATACTTTCGGAGTCGCTCGTTGTGTTTCCGTATATAGCAATCATATCTTTTAAAGGAGATGAATCAACTCCAAAAGGCATAGACTCGTTAGCTGTTTTTATACCAAACTGCTCAACTTTTAAAACTCTATTAAGAGCGTTTATTGTAATTTCCTTTACTCTCGATAAACTAAGCATCAAATATTTTTTTAGGTTGCTCACTTGTAAACGTTTCAGGCAAAACTAGCTTTAAATCTGATTCAGTTTTACCGTTGTTTATAGTGTAATTTATTTCCGATATTACAAAGATAGTCTTATTATACAAATATATTTCTTTATTTTGAACCTCAACTACATCTCCAGGATTTAGATCGATTATATCCTTAACGCTTACATTTACGCTTATATTTTTTAGTTCCGTTGCCAACTCATTAGCTGCAGCCTTTGAAGTATCTGTGTCCTCTCCATTACTTAAAACTTTCATAATATTTCTATTATTATTAAGTAACGGATTAATAACAGAATCATAAGATTGTACTCCGGCGTTTTTTATACTCGGCTGTCTGATAACTCCTATAATTCCGTGAATACCTTGACCATTAACATCGTTGCTCATCGATATAGAGTTTTCTTTATTAAATAAAAATTTAGGCTTTGACTTAAAATTAGGTTTAGAAAATTGAACCTTTCCATCGGCTGTATGGCCCAAAACGATATTTCTTTGACTCGTTAATTTGTTTAAATAGCTCTTTATTGTATCGGTAGGAGATAAAACAGATTTTTCATATATTCTCTCGGCCTCGTTTAGCACATTATCATCAAAAACAGTTTTAATTGAATAAATACCGCAAACCTCCTCTGCAATATCTATTAAGTTTTTATTGTTGTTTTCTAAAGGATAATTTTCATAAGGTAAAGTACAATCCTCTAAAATACCAGGCTTTGAATAACCTCCTAAAGCAACCAAACTCCTATTGCTCGCACTTTTAAAAGATTGAGTCAATATAGTTCCTGTAAAAATTACAATATCATCATCATTAAAGAACTCTATCGAGTGAAATGACAACGGCTTAACTAAGCTTTTATGAAATTCATTATCAGGATTAAACCGAACAGACACGGAGAAAGTTGACGCAATAGAATCGAGCTTTCTGCTAAGTGTTATGTTGTTAAAAAACAAACTGTATTTTCCATTTATTTTAACTCTCATTTAAACATAGTATTTTATTAAACGGCCTTTAGGAATTTTAAAAAGCTCGTTTAATTTTATATTGTTTATCTCTCTAAATTTATTAATGTTTTTATCCTCAGAGTCTAATCCTATAAGTCTATGAGTTAAAACGATAACGTTCTCATCCTTTTTTGTATAAAAAGAACGCTCCTGCTTTGAGTTAAAAGCTAAAGCGAATAAATTACTTATAGTAAAAAGAACTGTGCTGTAAATGCTTTGCTGTAGGTCTGAATTTGGTTGCCATGAATTGTCAGTATCGTAAATATCTACATAGTTATTGTCTAATATAGTTAAGTACGTGTTATAAGTGTTTATTAAATTACTTACAGCCGTTTCAACCTCCGATCTTATTTCATAGTCAGTAGGCTGATAATTAACCGCCGCATTGCAATAGTAAGAAAGACAAAGCCCTGCTTGACTCTCAAAAAATAGTTTATCGGATATACTATTCAAAACTACATTAAAGTTGTTAAAAGCGTCTAAATAGGTTTTTAATTTTCCTAAAACTGGAGCATCTAAATCACTAGGAAAAACAACCAATCTACTAGATGATGCTATTGCATCCAAAGAATCATTTAAAAGATTATCATTTGCTTTTTGAGCAGCACTAAATAAAACTTGATAATCAGCAAAATTGTCTCCTGATAGATCTTTTTTAAATGATGCGTTTGTTAAAATATTTGACTCCTTGTTTTTTGTAATATCGGAGCTATTTATATTTTGACTTTTTGATGAATAACTTATTCCGGCGTTATTCTCTACGGCTGAACTAAGCTCAGCAACTTTATCTATTACAGATATATTATCATCAGGATAATCATCGGTTATGGACTCCCAAAAATCTACAGTTATCTCGGTAACATTATAATTAAGATCCGAAAAATTAACAGAAAGCGGCTGACCTTTTATAATTCCGTAAAAAGGATGCTCAACGGTCCACGATCTAGGATCATCTGCTGAAACTTCAAACTCTTTAGATTGCTCAATATTGTCATCTCCTTGAAACCAAAAAGTCAAAGGATATTTTGTTGACTTTGTTTTTTTTCTATCTATAAAAGAACCATCTACATCTATAAAATCAAATATAGTAGCGTTAAATTCTTTAGACTTCTCTCCATTTTTCCATAAAGGTTTAAAAATCTTTCCATCGCCTGTGGTTATTGTAAACTCTTTATTTTCTAAATTTTCTAACCAACTCATTTTAAGTATTTTTTAAACTGAAATTCAGCGTTATTTTTATACATCTGAGGAATTTTTTTACTGACTAAAACAGCTACAGGACGCAAAAAAGGCCTTTTTTTTAACCTAGTTTTATCTGTATTCCTTACGGTAAAAATAGGAGTTAATTTTTTATTTTTTACCTCAAATATAGTTTTCTTTCCTGCAGAGCCATTAATCATTATGTATTTAGATCCTTTTACTCTTTTTTTAGGAGTTCCAACGCGGCCTATGAAATTACTAAGATAATTTTTCTTCCTTATTTTCTTTTGATTAGAACCTGATATTCTAGCCTTATCATGTGCAACTAAACGCCTTTTATCAACTACACCTCCCAACTCTTGTTTTACCAATCCATCAATAAGCCTATCTTTGCCGCCGGTACTCCTTAAACCGATGACAGATTTCATAGTATTAACATTAAAACCCTGAGCTTTATCAACTAAAACAAACTTTCTAAAAAGAGATTTTTGTCTTATGGTAAAATTTAAACTCGCTTTTTTAGGAACTAACTTTTTTGTTTTAAAAGCAGCTCCATTTAGCGTATTTCTAACAGCACTAGGAAATGCAGACCTGTTAATCCTTTCTAGCTTAGCAGTTAGCTCAATAGATGCGTCTGTATTTACGTCTAGTTTCATTTATAAAGCCCATCTTTTTGCTACATCTCCTCCTGTAAAGTAAAATTTGCCATCTAAAGAGAATAAAAAACCTATTACAGTATTGTAATTTCCTAAAGGCACTAAAGATCCTCCGTTTAACGGAAATTTATTTAAAACTCCGGATATTAAAGAAAATAAGTCATTGTCTCCTATTACAATATTTGTAGTTTTTACAAATGAAGTATCTAAGGTTGTTAGGCTAGAATAAGTCAAGGAATTTGAAACGCTATCAAATCCATAAAATTCAAGTTCATAATCATTAGCGTTTGAGCCTCCTTTATTAGTAACATAAATCCCTGCAGAGCTGCAATAGAAATAAGGATTGTTATCCGTTCCTGTAGGTATAGAGCCACCTGAAACGCTTATAAGTGTCGATGTAGTTAAATCTGTTAAGTCAAACGAGTAAAAAAGATAATTTATTGCTGTAGGATCGAAAACAACGCAAATAACCTTTCCTGATAAAATAAACATTTCATTTACAATTAGAGTTCCATTTCCGGCGTCAAATCTAATAACGGACTCAAGCAAACCGATACTAGGATCATCAGTTAAAATGTTTCCGTTTTCTTGATAATAAAGTTTTGATGAGTCATTATATGATAAAGGCTGTCCAAAAACATTAAAAACCTCCGTCACTTGATTTAATCTAGTTAAGGAGTACGCTCTTACAGTTCCGGTATCTAAAACAACTAAAACTTCATCGGAGGCGTTAAAACCTGTCTGAGACGTAAAAGCTATTGGATTTCCGTCCGTTCCTTGTATCGTGTAACTTTGACCAGGTAAAAAAGCATCTGTAGGTCTAGCAAAAAAGAAATATTTATTTGGTAAAGCTGAGAAGTCAAAAGGAACGGACCAAACATTTGATGTAAGAGTCAATA